ACTATGCGTGCAAACGTCTCCGCCGTGTCAGCGGCGCGTTTCGTCACCTGACCCTTTTTCATGCCCGAGCCTTCTACCTTTTTCATCCCTTTTTGAAACAAAGGATTCCCGCGCGGATTAGCCATAATAGATTTTCAACCGATCTTGAAAAATTGATATTGTGCTCATTTTACGCCACCACTCATAACAAGGCAACACCACACGCCTTTTTCACCCCCTTTTTCACCCCTTCTTAAGCGGTTTGAAGCCCAACCCCGCGAAACCCCAAAACACCCCTTTTTCACACCCCGCGACAACCCGATTTTAAGCGGTTTAAAAACCTATGAATTGCCTTAATAAGAAAAACCGGTAAAACCGCTTAGCGCTTTTTGAGTGCGCGCTAAGCAGTTTTCTGAGATTTCGGATTTTAAGAAAACCGAGCAAAACCGCTTCAAACCGCTTAGTTTTTCGCACCCCCCGCAACGCACCCCGCTTGGTGCTGTTTGTGGCGCTTTTCTATGCGTCGCGTGTAGTCAATGTGACCTTCCTTGATCCACTGCTCAATCGCGCGCAGTTGTGCCGTTTTACTCTTCAAGTAGCTGCTGTTCTCGCGTAGCCAATCACATAGCTCGTTCTTGGTGAGGTACTCCCCCGCGCCGAGTTCCGCGAGCCTTTTCACCGTCTTTTTACGCGCATCGTTCATCAGCATGCCTATCGAGACAGTGTCAACGGCTTCACGCTGCTCCTTTTTCTCTTCCTTTAAGACCTCCCGTCCACCTTCCTCGATCAATTTCGGCACACCGTGGAGCACGGTTTCCCACACCTCGTTGCCCAGCGGGTCGAGCACCTTACGCCCTGTCCAAGCGCACTCAAAAGCGACGCCTTCCCCCCGGGCTACGAAGCGGTGCTTGGCGTCTTTGACTTCCAACCACCGCGTGTTGTCATCCTCGCGGGTAAGATACAACACTTGATTAGCGTCCGCTTCCCAAGCGCCCGCCCCCCGCGCGCTCAAGTCTTTGATGTCCGCGCGTTTCAGGGTCTTAGCTAGATGACCCACGATGATGATGGGTATGTCGCTGAAGCGTTGTTTAAGTAGCGCCATCGCTTTGCCGACTTCCGCATTATCGTTCTCGTTCTCGAGGTTGAAGCTGGCGTTCGCGGTGTCAAACACGATGAGTGGCGCGGCGCGATACACCACCCCGTTAGCCTCATTCACGTTGACGGTGTAGAAGTTCTTGTAGTCTTCTACGGCTGCCACGATTGCTCGGGGCGTGATGCGGGCGGCTTCAACGAGTTTGAACCCCGCGTTCACCGCGGCTTTGTCATTCAAGCCCAAATCACCCTTCAACCTCATGGAAGCTATGATGCGCTTGACTTGCCGTTTGTCTTCCGAGATGTATATCACCGCCCGTTTCAGCAGCGGTTTCAACGGGTCATCATCCCGACACAGGTGTGCCACCCGCATCATCAGCGGGACTAATTGCGTCGTTTTACCCGCCCCGGTGGAACCTGCCAACAACACCACGCCTTTCTGTATCAACCCGTCCAGCAGGTACTCAATCGGCTCGTTCTCGGCTTCAACGTCCGCGTCGTACCGGTTGTAAGGGTGCACCTCGCCGCCCTCACTCTCGTCCTGCTCTGCGTGCTCACTTTCCTCACTCTTCTCCCGCACCGCCGGCGCGCTCAAAGCTCCCAGCCCTGACCCAGCCCTGACCAGCGCTTCCGCTTTCTGGACTTCCCGCTTGACCAGCGGTATTTCATTTATCGCTTGCGCGTAAGACTGCTCTTGTTTGACGCAGAATTTTGCGATCGAGAGGTAATTGCCGAGCCTTACCGGACTCATGGGGTCGCAGTACTTCTCGACCAACGCGTCAACTTCCACCATTATCTCGTCAACCGTCGCGCCCTTTGAAGCCGCCGCACCGATGAAACTTTTAAACATCTCGCGCCGGTCTTCACGCAACAAATGACCGAGCCTCGCCACTTCCGCCTTGAAGTCTTCCTCGGTGGTGGCGTGTCCGCCGGCTTCAACCCGCGCGTCCCACCCGTCACGCACCCCTTCAACCGCGGTCAACCCTTTGAGCACGTAGTCAAGTTCTATCTCAAGCGCGGCGCAGAGCTCCTCCAGCGTGACACGTAACTCGGGGTTCCACACCGTCAGGCGGCACTCAAACGCGGGGGCGGCTTTGTTGTTACTGCCTACCGGAAGCCGCACATAGCGCACGTGGTTGTTGCCGGACTTGTCCACCGCTACGGCTTTTTGGTTAGCGAGCGCGGCGTTCAACCGCTTGGCGACTTCGGCGTCCGCGATTGAGACTTCAAGCCGGTAGCCTATCTGGAACTTGCCCGCTGACGTCTCCAACTTCCACGTGGGCGCGAGGTCACAAACCGTGGCGTCATCCAGCACCACGCACACCATTCGGCTGAAGCTGCCCGTGTTCCGTTTGACGATTCCGTCTTGATTGGGTAAGAACACCGCTACGCTGAAGTACCCGTTCATGGCGGAAAGCTCGCGCACCTCTTCGGGCAAGTGCGCGCGCCCCGCCCAATCCGCCCCCGTGGAGCGCTCCGGAGTAGGCGGGTTGCTGAACGTGGCCACCCAGCACCGCTCATCTTCGGTCAGGTCGTTGAACAGCGCGCCTAAAAACTCTTTATTCGTCACATTCATGTTAGCTTTATCTCTTTGGACAGTATTCATTTTAAAACTCCTCTTTTATCACGTTGAGCCACTTACCCACCCGGCGCACTTGTACTCGGCGTGGCGTGGGTAGCCCATAACACATCAACCGGGCGCGCTCAGCGGTGCGCGGGAAGTCTAGGCACCCCCGGCGCGCAAACCACCCCGCGGCTTGCAGTAGCGCGTAGCCTTCGTACTCGTTACACACAAACTGCTTAGCGCTGAACAGCACGCCTTTACGCTCGCACTCATAGCTGACCATGAGCAGTCTTTTGCCTCTGATCTTGGTACTCGGTATACACACGTACGACACGTCCCGCACAAGGGCGTCCGCCCCCGCCGCGCCCGCAAACATCGGGTCAAGCGCAGTCAACTCACTCACCTGTTGAACGCGTTTCAACCCTGCGACCAACTCAGGGCGTGGCGCGGAAGTGACTTTCATGGGTGTACCGCCGGGCACGGGAGATTCATCATACGCGGTCTCAAGCCCGGCGGCAATACCCCCGTGGGCGAGCAAGTTGCCCGCATAATCCAGCACTAAGCAATTCGCCTTACCCGCGCACACCCTTGTGCCCCGCCCGAGCATCTGCACCCAAAGCCCTTTGGATTGCGTCGGGCGTAGGCAGACTATACAATCCAGCGCGGGGAAGTTGAACCCCGTGGTGAGTACGTTGACTGAGCACATGACGCGGATTTCACCCGACTTCCACGCCCCTAGCAACCCGTCACGGTCGTCCGTGTCGCCCACCACGAACCCGGCGCGCACGCCGGACTCCCGGAACAACTCAGCCGCCAACTTAGCGGTGTCAACCCCGGGGCAGAACACGGCGATGTGCGCGCGTTGTGGGGCGAGCCGTAATACTGACTCCACTACTTTGACGAGCCACTCACGGTCTTCTTGGAGTTCAACGGCTTTCATTTCAAACTCACCGGCAACCGTTTTCAACTCCGCCCGGTTCAAGCGCAGCGCCGTGTTCACGCCTACCAGCGGGGCGAGGAAGCCGGCTTCAACGAGTTCAAGCACGCCGACCTCATAGGCTAACTCACTGAAATAAGCCTTTTCACCGTAAACTTCCCCCGTCAATCGGTAGGGCGTGGCGCTTAAACCGACCCGCAGAGCGTCAGGAAACGCCTTGAACACGGCGGGGTAAAACTTAGCTTCCCGGGTTTTGTCCGCCACCATGTGACCTTCATCCACGATGATGACGTCAAACGCACTGAGTTCACCCTTTTTAGCGGGAGAGTACAGGCTTTGCACCGAAGCGAACAACACGTCGCGGTCTTTGTCCGCGCGCGCTAACCCCGCGCAGAGCACCCCGGGCGCTATGCCGGTCAACCGCTCAAACTCCGCGGCGTTGCCTTCGACGAGCTCTTGCACGTGCGTCGGTATGAGCACCCGCTTACCTTCAAGGAGCAGCCGGCGGACTAACTCCGCTATGACTAAGGACTTGCCTGACCCGGTGGGAAGGCTTAAAAACGGGTGACGCCCGGCGGCTAACACATTCATCGCGGCGCTGACCGCTTCAGTCTGATAGGTTCTGAGTTGCACACTTGCTCCAGTTAAACACGAGTTATAAAAAGTTATGCTTCAAATTATGCCCGGGATCACCCGAGAAAGCAAGTGAGAAATATTTTCAAAATATTTGCAAATAATCCTTGTTTTATGTTTTTCTTTCAACTAAACTATTTTTAAGTTAGGAGCAAGCCCTGAGCCAGCCCTGACAAAATAACTTAAATAACTTAGGAAATAACATGAACAAAATCGAAGAAATTTACTTGCAGCCCGAGCGTTACAACCCACGTGTCCGCGCCACTATTTCTGGTGCATGGATTGTTGTTTACGAAGACGGTAATTCGTTTCCAGTTTGCGGTGAGTACGAAGCTAACAACGAGCAGGAAGTTCGCGCTATTCTTAAAAACCGCGGCGAGGAGTGCTAATCATGTGTATTGTTTTAAGAATGTTTGATGAAGAAAGCCAAGAAATACGCCAGTTGCTTTCAGACGAAAACAGAACAAATCATCGCTCACAAGCGCTCAACAACGGCGTTATTCATTTGTTAGCAGACGGGCGCGCAGTTGAAGTCACTACAGATACCCGCGGTTGCTGGCTTTTCGGTGTGCATGAATCCTTAGAAATCGCGCTTAACTACAAAAAACACAAATATCAATCTGTTCAGCTTGAGCAATGGTAATTAAAAAGGAAATAACATCATGACTAAGACAAACAACTGGAACATCAAATCATTCGAGCACGCCGCCGAGCTCGCCGCTGCTGAGACCTTAGCTACGGGCAAGCAGCACATTGCTTGCGACCGGGGTGAGTGCTGCTCCCCACGCTACTACATCGCTCCTGTGCCTGTTATCGGCGAGCCAGTCAGCTATGCCTTCAACGGCGACTACTACCCTTGCGGCGTCATCACATCGATCAGCAAAACGCTCAAGAAGATCACAACAAGCGAAGGTCGCGTGTTCTACCGCAAGCGCAACACCGACGTGTGGAAAGACAGCATTTGGTGCATGGTCAACGGGCACATCAATCGTTTAAACCCAGAGTTTTAAGGAACAAATATCATGACATTAGCTTATCAGTGGTGGGTTGAGTCTATCGAGATTGAAAGCGGTTTGGCCAACGATGTAAAAATATTCAACTCCGCGGCGGAAGCCGTCACGCACGTACGTACCGTGCCCCCGCTCGCCGGGGAGCATTACTCAATCGTGCTCGTGCACTCCCGTGGTGCGGCAATGAACGGTTCACTCGTGCGGGAGTACGCCCCCGCTGACGTGGCTAACTCACTACCTAAGACGTTCAACCGGTCGTCACACGCCGTGCCCGACACGCACCGCGCTGAACTCGCCGCCGCACTTGCAGCACCGTTTCCCAAGCCCTGAAAATTTATTTGTGAGCCCTGTGTAGAAAGTCCTTGTTTTATGTTTTTATTTCAACTAAACTATTTTCACGGTCAAGAAAACCGTATAACCTTATAACTGGATACATCATGAAAACAACTACCTCAGCAGTCACCCTCTCTTCAATCGACCGCCTCGGCTTTTTGAACGAGCAGATCAAAGCCCTGACCGAAGAAGCCGACGCGATCAAAAACGCGTTGAAGTCAGAAGCCTCACTCAGCGGTGCGCGTTCTTTTGCGGGTTCGATGTTCATCGCGACTTACACCGAGTCAAACCGCTCGACCTTTGACTACAAAAAGCTCGTGTCTGACCTCAACCTTAACGAAGATCAGGTCAAGGCGTACACGAAGATCTCCGCTGTGTACACCGTCAAAGTCATTCAACTGTAAACTCAACCGCCCCCTACGGGGGGCTTAGGAAATCAAAATGAAATTCTGCAAAAACTGTCAACATTTCAATAGCGCAAAATCACAGTGTGCGCGTCCGATCGGTTTATCTTTAGTTACAGGCGAGCCTGAGTTCCGCAAAATATCAGCTGAGTTTGAGCGCACGTTTGACGCAACGGGCTGCGGTACTCAGGGGCGTTACTTTGAACAAAAAGATGAAGAGTACTACGACTCAGTAGACCCAATTAACTTTGGGGCAGCGGAGTACAAAAAGAATCACGATTGCAAGCGCTCGGGTTGCACTATTTGCGTAGCTTTTGAACATTAACTCAACCGCCCCTTCGGGGGCTTAGGACCCGCAAGTGAAAAAGACTAAACAACAAATAATCCTTGAGATGACGCGCGACGGTTTCAGCACGTCAGAAATAGTCCGCGCGGTGAAAACTACAAATTCATATGTGTACACAGTACGCTCAGTGTGGCGTAAGAAATGGGCGCACGACCGCAAAGCAAGTGTCAAACTCCTTGAAGAAACCCGTGCGGCATTTGAGGAGCTGCTCGATGAGATAAAGCTGCGTCAAGAAATCAAAGAAATCACCCTCGCCCCGCCCGCACCCCTGACTTTCGGGGCTAAAATACGAAACTTTTTTAGGGGGTTGTTCTGATGGTTGACTACCGCTTGCCTGAAAATCGGCGTGAATACTTCTCGGCGTTGTACCGCATGAACCTTGACCACGCCGTTATGCCGGGGCTTGTATACTTGTACCTGCCCGCGCTCCGCAAACATTATGGCTGGGATGACGAGACCACGCTCTGGGCGGCGTTCATCAACGGGTTGACACAAAGCCCGCTGACCACTCTGCGTATCCTTGAGCGCCTCCCCGCGTGCCCGCCCGCCGGGGCGGAACTCAAATCTTTTACTGACTGGTTCAATACGGAGTGGGCTAACTTACACTTTGACACCGACCGGCTGAAGAACAAGCGCAACACCGTTGAAGCAATAAAGTCTTACGCCGGGGCGGTGGCGATGTTTGCCTCTCAGGTTGACATGTTGACCAATAAGTCTTACGCCGCGCTTTGGGAGATCGCTAACTTGTTCCACAGCATGGGGCGGCTTTCCTGTTTCAGTTACCTTGAGTATGTTCACCTGCTCGGGTTCGGGGCGGAATGCGATAACTTAATGTTTGAGGACAAATCAGGTAGCCGGTCACACCGCAACGGTATGTTATTCCTCCTCGGGCATGACAACTATGTTTGGGACAAGCGGGCTGGCAACGGCTTTGACGGCAACTACGATGATTTTGACAAGCTCGTCAGCTACCTTGATATGGAATCCCGCGTGTTTTTGCAGGTTTTCAACGAAGACTTCCCTCACGCACACGCTAACAACTTTACGCTTGAGTCCCAGTGTTGCCAGTTCAAGAACGGATTCTTCGCGCGGCGTTACCCGGGTGTGTACGCTGATATGGCGTGGGATCGCATCAAATGGTACGAAGAGCGCAACACCGCTTGGCATCTCACCTCTGTATTTCGCAGTATCCGCGCTGATAACCTACCCGAGTGGCTCCGGGAGGAGTGCGAAGTCAAATCGATCAACCGTAAGTTTAAAGCCACCCGATTTAAAGAAACCGGCGTACCGTTCCGCGCCGAACACTTTTTGGAGATATGATGAACAAAATTGTAAACCTACGCGGCACATCAGGGTCGGGCAAGACCAGTGTGGCTAAAATGTTCCTTGACTATTTGCCTAACACGCCGCTGAAAGACGCTTCCGGTAAGGTAAAAGGCTACCGCGTTGACGCCGCGGCAGCGGGTATCACCGCCCCGCTTTTTATCCTCGGGCGTTATGATACGGCTTGCGGCGGGTGTGACACCATCGCCACCCAGCAAGAAGCCGCCGATTTAGCGGTCAAGGCGTGGTCAAGCGGAGGACACGTACTCATGGAAGGGTTGTTAGCTTCCGCTGTGGGCATCAAAGGGGCTATCCCCGCTACTCTTGAACCCACTGGGGCGGCGGTGTACGCCGTGCTTGACACCCCACTTGACGTCTGCCTCGCGCGCGTTAAAAAGCGCCGTGATGACCGCGGTGAAACTAAACCGTTCAACCCGGCTAACACAGAAGCTAAGTACAAACAAGTACATCGAGCAAAGATATTGCTTGAGAACGAGAAGTGCGACGTGCGTATGATTGACCACACGAACGCCTTTAAAGAAGTGCTAGCCATCTACCTTGAAGCCGAGTCTGTATGACCGCCGACGATATCACGATCGACTTGTTTGTTGACTTCGTAACCGAGCGCGAGCGAATCCGGCTGCTGAAAGACAGCGGCGCACCCGCGCCTTGGAGCGCTGACCCTATTTTGAACTTCTATCGATTCTGCAACATCCGCCGCCGGGACGACCGGGTTTCAAAATGGTTGATCACCGAGTATTACCCAAAACTCTCGCCGGACACGGATTTTTGGTTCGCCGGGGCGATAGCGCGGCTCTTGAATTGGCCACCCGTGCTCGCCGAGTTGTTGAAAGACGGAATGATTCCGGTCAAAGCCGAGTCTTTTTGGGCAGGGGCGTTTGCCGCCCGCCTTGAGCAGTTGAAAGAAAAGATCGGTAAAGTGTACACTTCAGCTTACGTGGTGTATCCTGGTCCGGTGAAAGGTTTAAAGAAATCTGACGCGCTCAGCAATTTAATGTTAAAACCGCTCGCCGATAAGGCTAAACTAATACGCTCTAGCTTTGCATATAACTCGGTTGAGATAATGGTTGATAACTTGGCGACATCTTTCGGCATCAATACGTTCATAGCGGGGCAAGTTGCTGCGGATTTGACTTACATACCCGGTCAGCTGAACGCGGCGACTGACCTCCACACTTACGCGCCCGAAGGTCCGGGGTCGCGCCGGGGGTTGAATCGATTGTTGGGTCGCCCGTTGACCGCTAAGTTTAAATCCTCAGCTGAGTTCAGTACGTACCTCGCGCAAGTGCTTGAGACCGTGACTCAATGGACACCTTATAAAGATCTCACGCTGCACGACGTGCAGAACTGCATGTGTGAATTTGACAAATACTGCCGCGTGTTGCTTGAAGAAGGTCGCCCGCGTCAGAACTACATCGCTACTACGGAGTTTTAAAACTATGGAAATCAAAGCAAGCAACGTCAATCAGCTTTTCAGTGATATGTTTTGGCGATTCAAAACGTCTGGCGTTAAGACTGAAACCCGCAATGGTCCTGCAGTAAGAATACCGGAACCCGTGTTGACAACCATTTTCAACCCTGAGGAGCGCGTCTTGTTCCATGAAGGGCGCGACGCTAACCCTATTTTCCATTTGATGGAATCCCTCTGGATGTTAGCCGGGCGGCGTGACGTTGAATTCCTCGCTAAATTTAACTCTCGCATCGGAGATTATTCTGACGACGGGCGCGTGTTCAACGCGGCGTACGGTTTCAGAATGCGGCACGGTTTCCGCCATGACCAGCTTATTGAAGTTATTGAGCTTCTCCGCCGCGAGCCTAACTCCCGTCAGGCATTGATTCAGCTTTGGGACGCTGAGGATTTGTCAAAGAGCACTAAAGATAAAGCCTGTAATACGTCAATGATATTCTCCCGTTCACCGGAAGGCGCGCTTGATATGGTCGTGACTAATCGATCAAATGATGCTTGGTGGGGGTATGCCGGCGCTAATATTGTGCATTTCACGGTCATACAAGAGTTTGTCGCCCGGGCGTTGGGTTGGCCAGTAGGTACGTACTCAACCGTGACGATGAATCTTCATCTTTACACCGAGATATATGACGCGAGCAAATATCTTATTGACCCGCCACGCGCTGAAGAATATGATTTTTACCGCGTGCTCAAACTAACCCCTTACCCGCTGATGACGAACACTGATTACAAGTCGTTCTTAGTTGACGCGGAGCAGTTTTGCAATGACCCTTTCAGTTTGACCGCTAAGTATCGACACGAGTTTTTTCACGCCGTCGCGCTACCTATGGCGATGATTAGTTATGTGCGGCGTTTGAAATCAGCGGACGGGATGTTTTGGGCTAATCAAATTCAGGCGCGCGATTGGCGGGGCGCGGCGCTCGGTTGGATTGAAAGACGCGAACGCGCCCAGCGGGCAAAATAGCTTTCTTTTTGCGGAGAAATAGCCTATAATTATTTTTCCGCAGTATTTATAACTCAACATAACTCGAGATCACTATGATGAAACATACTTTAGAATTTATTCAAGCCGGGGCTGACGTTAAGCGTTTCCACACCAAGCTGACGCTACAAACCGAAACCGTCGGACATCACTCACACGGCGTAGCAATGCTCTGTTTGTTGCTTGAGCCTGTTTCCCGTCGGCAGTTATTAGTCGCAGCGCTCGTGCACGACCTCGCCGAACACATCACGGGGGATATTCCTTCGCCCGCTAAGCGTCGGTACGGCATCGGTGAGCAAGTCAGCGCGCTTGAAGACGAGCTTCTCCGCTCAGTCGGGTTGTCTATGCCGATGCTTAACTCTGATGAAAAGCGAACACTCAAATTTGCGGACATCTTTCAGGGTATGTTGTTCAGCGCCCGTGAGATTTCACTCGGCAATAGTCAGATGCGCGAAGTGTTTGACAATTACGTGAGCTATGCAGAAGCGATGCAACCCACCGACCGTGAATTAAACCTTTTTAACATTATTAAAGAGCAAGTCAAATGAACGCAAACAACAAACAAATAGGCGGTGCGCACTATCAGGTCAAGAAAGCCGGCGCGGTGCAACACTGGGATTATTGCGACGCTAACGACGTGCCTTATCTGGAATCTGCCTGCACGAAGTACGTTCTGCGTTGGCGTGAAAAGAACGGTCTTCAAGACCTTGAGAAAGCCCTTCACTACCTTGAGAAACGCATCGAGAGCCAGCTCGCCGGAGTGGGCGCGCCGCGCGGCGGGCGTATGAACTTTATGGAGTATCTCAGCTTTGTCACGGGCGCGGGTTTAAATGACCGCCCGCTTGAACTTGAAATCATTACCCACGTGATGCATTGGAGCAACCCGGAGGAGCTCGAAGCCGCGTGGCTCGCCTTAGAGGACTTAATCGAAAGCGCTGAGCAAGAAGACGGCGGCGCAACCCCTAGCTACGTGAATCAGGGCTGACCCGCGTGAGCAACACTATCGTCATCGACACCGAAGTCTCACCTAACGGGTTTCTGCTCGTGGGTAAGGTTTTGGAGTCCGACACATACTTCCACATATGGCTGTCAGCGCCGGACGCGGTTGAACAAATTACCGAGCTGATGGCGTCAGGGAATACGTTTGTAACTTTCAACGGCAACAAATATGATCTCCCGATGATTGCCGCGGTGATGCGCGGGTTCAGTGGTGAAAAGCTGAAATACATATCAGACGCTATTATTGATGGCAATCTTACAAGTTGGGCGGCGGCTAAGAAGTTCGGTCTCCCCGCGTTGAAAATCGACCACATTGATTTAGTGGAAGTAGCGCCGTCTTTTGTTGGGTTGAAAACGTACGGCGCGCGTATGAACATGCCGTGGCTGCAAGACCTTCCCTACCATCACGCTGAACCTTGGACTGAAGCGCGCCTCCCCGTGATTCTTGATTATTGCCGTAACGACGTCGACACCACAGCCGAACTGCTCAAGCATTTATCAGAACCCATGGCGCTCCGGGTAGCGATGTCGAAAGAGTACGGCGTTGACATGCGTAGCAAGTCTGACACCCAGATGGCGGAGACCGCATTTATCAAACGGTTGAACCTCAAGCGTACCGACAACGTGGTGCCGCGTGAGATAACTTATAAAGTACCGCGGTTTATAAAATTCAACGCACCACACTTGAGAGAGCTTGCCGCGCGGATGGAAAACCACACCTATGAAGTTAACCCTAAAACCGGGCACGTCGTGTTGCCTGATTTTCTCGGTAAAGAGTGCGTCACCTTGAACGCGGGTACTTATCAAATGGGGGTGGGTGGGATACACTCAACGCACGACAAGAGCGTTTGTTACGTGGCGGACAAACAAACCATTATTGCTGACATTGACGCGGCGAGCTTTTATCCTTCGATTCTTATCAACGGAAACCTGATACCCAGCAATATAGGTAAAACCTTTATCGATGAGTATCAGAGCATTTATCACCGCCGGCTTGACGCCAAGCGCAACGGCGATAAAGTCACGGCTGAAACGCTGAAGATCTCGCTTAACGGCACGTTCGGCAAACTCGGCAGCCGGTGGTCATCGTTGTACGCCCCCGAGATGATGTTGGCTATCACGCTCACGGGGCAGTTGACCCTTTTAAGCCTGATCGAGCAGCTTGAAGCCGTGGGCGCGCGCACACTCAGCGCTAACACCGACGGCATAGCTATGGCGTACCCGCGCACCCGGGCTGATGCGGTTAACCGTGCTGTGGATGAGTTTTCAAACTTAAGCAGCTTCACGTTTGAGTTTACGCCTTACCGCGCGTTAGCCATGAAAGACGTGAATAATTACTTCGCCGTCAAATTAGACCGCAAAGTCAAAGCCAAGGGTATTTACGCCCCGCCCGACTTGCGTAAGAACCCGACCGCGCCTATTTGCGCTAAAGCGGTTTCTTTGTGGCTCGCGCACGGAACTCCTTTACTTCAGACGGTGAAATCAGGTAACATGACTGAATACCTCAGTGCCCGCAACGTAACCGGCGGGGGCGTTCAGGGTGAGCTTTACCTCGGAAAAGTGGTCCGCTGGTACGCTTCAACCGATAACTCATTACCTCCGCTAACTTATGCCAAAAACGGCAACCTTGTACCTAAAACCACTGGCGCACGTGCGCTGATGACTATGACGCCCGATATGTATCACCCGTCAGACCTTGACTATGATTGGTACTACCATGAAGCCCTGAGTATCGCGGCTGACGTAGGATGTAAGGATTATTTAACGCCCGAGCAAATAGCGATTATCACGCCCGCGCCGAAAGTTAAAAAAGTACGCAAAACTAAGGAAAAACTGAAATGACTACGCTGAACCGCCCACCTGTCGTTTGGATTGTACAGAACGATATTCGTAAAGACTTCGCCCCGGCAGAGTCTTTCGGCACGCTTGCTGAAATATTCTACGGTACTAGCGATGTGACTGAACCCGACAAACTCGTTGAACACGCGCGTCGCTTGATGCGTAATTGGGAACCCGGAGACTACCTCTTGATGGTAGGCGATCCGAGTTTGTGCGCTTTGTGTTTAGCTATTGCTTTAGAGTACGACCCCACGGGACACGTTACGCTGCTCCGCTGGGACAGGATTAAGCGGGGTTATTCGGTGCTGCCGCTTAATTTCAACGACAATTCAACACCGTTATAACTTTTTAACTTTTTACACATCCTTTTTGGAGCATTTTATGTCATGGACAGACAACCTCGTGGTTGGTAAACAAGCCACCCCGCCGCGTATATGTATTTACGGCGGTCACGGTATCGGTAAAAGTACGCTTGCCGCCCAGTT